GTTTCCCAGTCACGATCGGGAGCCGCCAGATGATTGAGGATATCTTAGAAGCACATTCTTTATATGATCTAACAAACAAAAATCCTGATAGGTCTTTAAATCTTGCAGTTATTTTGCAAGCACTGCTTGACTTATCTAAACCAGAGAAGTATAATGAGCCGCATGAAACATCCCTGTATAGAGATCAGGCGATGGCATGGGTATTTGCGTCTGTAGGTACAACATGTGAAAACTTTACTATCACATGTGAGCTTGCTGGTGTAGAGCCAGACACAGTTAGAACCTTTGCTTTACGAGTAACCTTATCGGAGAACGTAGATGACATCAGACAAAAACTTCACTCCTTCCTGTGATACTATGGAGAGGCAGGTAGGTGGTGATCATTACAAAGACTGTGGTATACAACCTGTTGAGTACATACATTCAAATGATTTAAACTATTTTGAGGGTAATGTTATTAAATATATTACTAGACATAGAACCAAAGGAGAAGGAAAGAAAGATATAGAGAAAGCTATACACTATGCGGAAATGATTTTGAAATTTTATTACACATAAGGAGGGGGCGATGGCACAATTTAGATCAAACGAAAATCCTATGTTTCGTTCGAAGTTTAGTGAGGATATCTTCAAGCAGAAGTATGCTCACCATAACTGTGAGACATGGGATGCACTAGCATCTGTGTTGGTGGACGATGTATGTCAAACATATATGACCAAGGATGAGAAAGAAGAACTCAAAAGAATTATTACAGACCTCAAGTTTATTCCTGGTGGTAGGTATCTCTACTATGCTGGGCGTGACAATAAGTTTTTCAATAACTGCTACTTGCTAAAAGCAGAAGAAGATACCAGAGAAGACTGGGCTAACATCTCATGGAAGTCTGAGTCTTGTCTAATGACAGGCGGTGGTATTGGTGTTGACTACAGTGTATACCGTGAAGAGGGTAGGCTGCTGAATGGTACGGGTGGTCTTGCTTCTGGACCTATACCTAAGATGCAGATGATCAATGAGATTGGTAGACGAGTTATGCAAGGTGGTTCTAGAAGGTCTGCAATTTATGCAAGTCTTAATTGGAAACATCCAGACGTAGATAATTTTCTTCTGTCAAAGAACTGGTATGATATGCCTATTGGTAAGACAGAACATACCATTGGTGAGATTAAAGAACAAGACTTCAACTTTCCTGCACCACTGGACATGACTAATATTTCTGTAAACTATGATACAGAGTGGTTGCTAAACTATTATGAGACAGGAGATGTAGGAGATGCCTTTAGGACTAATGTTAGTCAGAGCCTTAGAACTGGTGAACCAGGATTCTCATTCAACTTCTTTGACAAAGAAAACGAAACACTCCGCAACGCCTGTACGGAAGTCACATCAGAAGATGATTCAGATGTTTGTAACCTTGGCTCTATTAACATGGGTCGTATCGACAATCTTTCGGAGTTTTCTAATGTAGTAGAACTAGCTACTAAGTTCCTGTTATGTGGTACGTTACGTGCCAAGCTACCATATCAAAAGGTCTATGATGTTAGAGAGAAGAACCGTAGGCTTGGTCTTGGTCTGATGGGTATACATGAGTGGCTGATCAAGGCAGGACAGAAGTATGAGGTAAGCGATGGGTTACATAAGTGGCTCTCTGTATACAAAGGTATCAGCGACAACACCAGTGCTAAGTTTGCTGATCAGCTTAACGTCTCTCGTCCTGTTGCTAATCGTGCTATTGCACCCACAGGTTCTATTGGTATCCTTGCTGGAACATCTACAGGCATTGAGCCTATCTTTGCTGTAGCATATAAGCGTAGGTATCTCAAGAACGGTACACGTTGGCACTACCAGTACGTAGTAGACAGTGCTGCACAAGAGATCATTGATCTATATGGTATCAATCCAGATAAGATTGAGTCTGCTCTTGACCTTGCGTCTGACTATAAGAGACGTATTAAGTTTCAAGCAGACATACAAGACTATGTAGATATGTCCATCTCTTCTACTATTAACCTACCTGAGTGGGGTAATAAGCTTAATAATGAAGACACAGTAGATGACTTTACTGAGACACTAGCTACCTATGCTGGTAGGCTACGTGGCTTTACGGTGTACCCTGATGGATGCCGTGGTGGTCAGCCACTTAGTAGTGTATCTTACTCTGAAGCTGTTGAGAAACTTGGTGAGGAGTTTGAAGAAGGACTAGAGACACACGACATATGCACTATCACTGGTCATGGTGGTTCATGCGGTGTATAAAAAAGTCCTTGACGAAAGAGTATTTTTGTAGTATAATATATGTATGATGCCAATAATGGGTCATGTTAATATCAACTTGCTAATAGGAGAATGATATGGTTAATTCACTTACGATGTTTGAAACCCTACCTGAGTGGGCCATTGGTCACGAAAGGTTCTTGGATGATGCTGTACGTATATGGAACAGTGTGTCTAAAGCATATCCACCACACAATCTAATAAAGAAAAGCAGCGATGAGTATGTTATTACGATGGCTGTTGCAGGGTTTTCAAAAGAAGACTTATCAGTTAAGAGTGAAGATGGGACTTTAACTATCGAAAGTAAAAAGTCTGTTGCGGAAACAAAACAAGATTATGTTTACAAAGGTATTGCTAATAGAGATTTTAAGAAAGAGTTTCTACTGGCAGAGAATGTCTTTGTTAAAGATGTCAGTCTTAAATATGGTATGTTGGAGATATCTCTTGAGAGAGTCATTCCTGAGAATGAGAAAGAAACTATCTATAATATAAACTAATATACAAACCAACTAGGTTAGCTGCTAGATATTCTAGTGGCTAACCCTTTTTTGGAGTTACTATGAAGAAAGCACCCAATACAGTTTACATTGGCTACGATCCCAAAGAACGTGTAGCCTATGAAGTTTTAAAGTTTACCATTGAACGTATCTCTGTAGATAATATACGTGTGGTTCCCATTACACTAGATATCTTACGCCTAATGAATATGTATTGGAGAGAACATAAAGAAGATGGTAATCAAAAGATAGATTTACTAGATGGAAGACCATTCTCTACTGAGTTTAGTTTCTCTAGATTTCTTGTTCCTGCCTTAAATATGTATGAGGGTTGGGCGTTATACATGGACTGCGACATGCTTGTTCGTACTGACATCAACGAAATCTTTGAGGAGTACAATCTAGATTACTATCCTGTCTATTGTGTTAAGCATAAGTATGAGCCAACAGATAGAGTAAAGATGGACAAACAAGTTCAGTTAGCTTATCCTAGAAAGAATTGGTCTAGCCTTATGCTTTGGAATTGTTCACACCCCAAGAACAAAGAGCTTACAGTTGAAAAAGTAAACACAATGCCTGGATCATGGTTACATCAATTTGAATGGATTGGTGACAAGGACTCAGACATTGGTGGTATTAACGAGGAGTGGAATTGGTTAGACAATCATTCTTCTTCTGACATTAAACCTAAGAACGTACACTTTACTACAGGTGGCCCGTGGTTCAAAGACTGGAATTGTGGTCGTCATGCTGATGGTTACTATGCTTCTGAATGGAATCAAGAGTATACGTATCTTGTAGGAAAAGGAATTATTGAACCTTATGAGTTATAGAGTTGTTACATGCTTCAATGAGAAGCTACTTAAAAATAATGGTGCTAAGTTACTAGAAGACTTTGCCTCTAAGTGGGATACTACTATTGAATTTGATTGCTATTATTATGATCTAGATATTAAACATTATTCATTGCCTAAAGCAAAGAATATTCACTATTATAATTTAAGTAATCTATCTGACTACACAGAGTTTGTTGAACGAAACAAAGAGCATAATGGTACAGAGAACGGTGAGTTCGAGTACAATGAAACCATTGATGCCTTAACAGAAGCTCCTAAAGTTTTTGCTATCAGCGAAACGATGTTTAATAATTCCCTGTCATGGGTGCTTTGGGTTGATCCTCACTGTTACACTATGGGTAAGGTTACTACTGGATATTTAGAGAAAGTATTTACTCATGATAACAGTGAGGTTCCGCTCACACTGATTGAAGATCAAACACACTTTGCTGCATTTCAAATTACATACCAGCCTTGTGTCGATCTAATAGCTGACCTACGTGGTGCCTATATCACTGACAGCTACCTCAAGTATAGAGATTGGAGAGCCTTCTTTATTCTTAATAACTTAGTGTCTATATACAATGCACACGGTATGAATTATAGATTACTAAACTCAGAGACATCAGAGTTTGTTGATAATATACTAGCAGACTTACGTAGTCCACTAGCAAAGAACCTCAGAGATGCTGATGGTAATCGTGTTATACCTTTATCAAATGATGCAACTACACCAGACATTCTTCCTGGTAGGTATAAACAACTAGCTGACCTTATACGTTTCTATGAACCTAAGAAGATACTAGAGACTGGTACATGGAACGCTGGTCGTGCTATTGAGATGGCTCTTGCTGCCTTTGATCGTACAGATTCTGTACACTACATTGGTTATGATCTCTTTGAAGATGCAACGTCTGCTATAGATAAAGAAGAGTTCAATGTTAAACCTCACAACACTGAGGCTGCTGTTGTCAAAAGACTAGATGAATTTGCAGAGTATGTTAAAGAACATAATGACAAAATATTTACCTATGAATTACATAAGGGTAATGTCAGAAATGTTCTTACTAAGGACATATCAGATGATATTGATATAGCATTGATTGGTAGTGGTAATAGTGAGAAGACTGTAGCACATGAGTTTGATGTATTGCAGAATGTGCCTGTTGTTTTGATGGATCACTACTTTACAAAAGACGAAGCTGAAGAACTACCGCCTGAAAAATATCAAGGTGTTAACAAGGTCTTTGAAAAGATTGAAACAAATAAAGTTCAAGAAGGTTTTGAAGACGACGAGGGTTGGACTAACTTTGACCAAGAAAGTACAAATAGAAAACATATACTACCGTCCAGTGATCGTGTTGTTAATGGTGGTGTAACTCACCTTGTTGTTGTTTTAACTAACAACGATGTTAAAGATGTACCTGAAGAAGTTAAACGTGTTCCTATTATTGTACACCCCAGAGATAGTGTACCAAAGGAATACATTACCAGTAACATTCAAACTAATCTTAAATTAATTGATGAAGATAAGTGGATTGTTAAACACCCTGCTCATAGAGACAAGGGTATTATTGTTTCAGCAGGACCGTATATAGACTACGATGAACTGAAAGCTTTCATGAAGGATAATCCTACAGCTAAGATGCTTGCAGTTAAACATGCATATCCTAACCTACTAAAGAATGGCATTGTACCGTGGGGCTGTATTGTTCTTGATCCTCGACCAGTTGAAGGTGTAAGCACACATAACATTGTAAGAAAAGACTTGTTTAAAGATGTGTCTTCTGATACAATGTTCTTTGTTGCGTCAATGACTGATCCATCTACAACTAAACACCTCAAAGATAGTGGTGCTAATATATGGGGATGGCACGCCTTTACTGATTCACTGCGAGAAGAAGAGGAGAGGGGTAATCAAATTACTAACAACGTAGTCAAGCTAAATGAAGAGCTTGGTATTCCTCAAGGTGCTACTCTAATTACAGGTGGTACATGTGCAGCGATGCGAGGCATAGGCATGTTCCATACAATGGGCTTTAGAGATGTACACTTATTTGGTTTTGATTGTTGTAGAGATGAGCCTACTGACGAGGAGAAGACTGAGACTACAGGTGATCTAGAGGGTGGTGAAACTCCCAAGCCTAAATACATTGAGGTAAATGTAGAAGATAAAACATATTGGACAACAGGTGAGCTTCTTGCTATGGCATAGATCGTGACTGGGAAAC